GTTAAATATTCCAGTAAATATTCCTAGCCTGAGTACTCGTATTTTGTTGGAGCTTGAGGAATGTCGTAGAGGCGCTTGTACTGCACCGCCAGATACCTTATATTCACACTATGAGTTTATTCCCTGCACGAGATGAAAAAGAAGCGAGAGAGAAACGCGAAGCAGTAGAGCTTTGCGGGAAGAATCGAGGCCCACACGATTACATACCTATTGAATGGGGTGTGGCACCAACATCAAAAAGAGTAACAAGATTGCTTTGTAGAACATGCTTTGCCAACGTAACTGTTTTAAGTCTCTTAGAGAATTATCCTGACGTCAGCATTTCAAGAAATCGTGATAGCGAATCAAAGCGCTAACTTTTTGAGCGGCACCTTGTTCGGTATTGTAATATTTTTTATAATAATCCCAAATAGCATTTTCATCTTTAGCATTCGGTAAAGCTTCTTTAACTCTGTCGTAATGAAGTCGCGCCATAGCCGTTGCGAATCTTAAATCATAAATCATTCTATCCTCAGATGGCATATATCCGGTATGAAAGTTTGAAAGCATAATCATGAAAATTCTGGTATTGCCTTTAATGTAGTTTTGCCAGATATCCACGTACGTAGCTGGTTCCATTTGGTATATACCAAGCGCTGGACCATTGACTTGTTTAAGATATGTTCCGCCTAGGGATTCTACGGCACAAGTAAAAACGAGAAGTTCTTCTGCTTCAGGTGAGCTTAAGATCAATTGTTCTAATACTGGCTTTATGATCAATTCTCTTAGTTGCTCATTATTTAGCATAAATTTATAATACCATGTAAAATGAAGCGATGATAAATCATTCCAACAAGGAATCAAGTCAAATGGCAGATGTTTCAAGAGATAAAGTCGAAGAAATTTATCAACATTTTAAGAATAAAAAAACGTGGGTATACGATGAAGAAAAATACTGCAAGATGCTAATTAATACTATGCTTGATAAAAACAAGGGTACAGTAAGTTCATTCTGCGTTGAGGCTATGATTGCCGATGTTACATTCTACGCTTGGGTCCGAGAACATGAACTATTTGGCAATCTTTATTACTTTACACGCCAAATAGCCAGAGAGCTTTGGGAAGAAGAAGGAAGAAGAATAAGAAGCGATAGCTTTCCTATTGGAACAATCGATTACTCTTTCGAATATTGGAAATTAATCGGATGGTCAAGGTTCGGTGTCAGCAAGAATTCAAAACTTAAGATAAACTTAACCCCTCATGCAAATCCTGCCCAGCACTATAATGAGATTCTAAAACAAGCTGCCGAAGGTGATTTCACTTCTGCTGAGTTCAAACAAGTAATGGAAGCTATAAACGTTGGGTTAAATGTTCATCAAGTTTTTGAGTTACAAAAGCAAATAGATGATTTAAAATCTGATTTGTCAACACTGGCGGTAAACAAAGATGTCCAAAATCCTTTCACAAATAAAGGAATTGCGCAAAAAGATTAGCATTCCTTGGCGAATTGTTTACGTTGACCGCGAGATAAAGCCGGACGAATTTGAAACAAAGACGATATATGTGCATATTTGGATTTAGGAAAGGGGATTAATACCATGGGCATATTAGGCGATATATGGAATGTAGCGACAGACATAGGTCATAAGATAACTGGCATGCCAACGGCGGATGAAAAGCGCAGTTCTCAAAAAATGATGAATGATCAAATTAAGGCTTATCGAGAGCAAACCGAGATAACGAGAAATGAAATTGCCAGAAAGAAAGGGGAGGAGATAGCGCAGAAACGCAGAGTCGAAGAAAAGCAGATTCGATCTTTAAGGCACAACTATCGCGCTCCGGGTGGTATGCTAGGAGGCGGTCAATCAAATCAACCAGACATGTCAGACAAACTAGGCGCCTAATAGATGGATACAACCCAGGGAATGCCACCGGTTGCAATGCCGGGCAACTCGCTAGTAGAGGTGCTTCGCAAGAGGTATAACTCAGCAAAATACGTGGCTGACCTTTGGATTCCCATTCAGCAAGCCGCCTATTTTTACGCCGTTCCCTTCAGAAATCGTTACTACCTTCCTGGCAAAGAGTTCCAAGGAACCATCCAAAACACACGCGTATACGATACAACAGCGGTAGAGGCGGTAACTACCTTCGTCACAAAAATTCATGATGTCATGACGCCGCCAGGCGTTCAGTGGGGATCTTTAGAAGTCGATGAATCAATGGTTGATGATCCTGAAGATGAGAACAATCTTGAGCTATTAGAAGAAGCTCAATTGCTTTTAGACGCATACATGCGTAGGTTGTTTACCTTCATTCATGCCTCAAACTTCGATGTGACCATAAGTGAATGCTATTACGATTTATCGATTGGCACGGCAGCGCTTGTCATCAATCAACATACGGATTCAATGCCATTCCTGTGTACGAGCATTCCCGCTGATAAACTTGCGATTGAAGAAGCGGTCAATGGAAATATAGAATCATGGTTTAGAACCTGGCAAAACTTAAAGATTTGTGAATTAAACACTCGATGGAAAGACATCATCATTACACCGAATCTTCAAGCTTTACTTGCGAGTGATCCTGATGCGGTTATCAGAAATATTTATGAGGGTGTTGCTTATTTTCCTAATCAGCCTCAACGTTACTTGTATGCTGTATGGGCTGATAATGATTTACTTTACCATCAATGGTTAGATTCAAGTCCTGGCATCGTCTGGCGTTGGAAGAAATGCAATAACGAAACGTGGGGTCGTGGTCCTGTGATGGAGGCTTTGCCTTCCATTATCAGTTTAAACGAGATGGCACGAGTAGAGTTGGCATCAGCTAACCTGAATACATTTAGACCTTATATGGGCTTCTCAGATGCAGTATTTAATCCTCATACTTTTAGGTTGGAGCCTTTTACTATTATTCCTATTGCTCCTATCGGCGCTAATGGCCAAGTTCCTTTGGTTCCTTTACCAAATAGCGCTAATCCTGAGTTTGCTCAAATGACAGTAGCGGATTTGCGAATGCAGATAAAAGCTCTTTTGTTTGCAGAACAGCCTCAGGATTCAAAAAGCGTACAACCACAAACAGCGTATGAACTCGCTATGAAGCAATCGACATTGGCCGAAAAGATTGGTCCAATATTTTCTCGAATGCAACAAGAGTTCTTGTGGCCTGTAATTAAACGATTTGCCTATATCCTCAACTCAATGGGATTACTACCCTATCCCAATGTTGGTGGAATACCAGTGATATTCAAGTATAAATCTCCTCTTCAATTAGCGAAAGGACGCGCTGACCTAGAGAAGTTCATTCAGTATGTTCAGGTGATGCAAGGTATTATGGGACCGGATGCAACGCAGCTTTATATCAATCCAAAAACAACCCCATATATGATTGCTGAGATGCTGCAAATTGATGAACGGTTCTTGAATAAGCCTGACGATGTTAAGAGAGTAATGCAGCAAGTCCAAAACAATCAGAGCATGATGCAACTTGCTCAATCGACTGGAATGGCACCAGAGCAACCACAAAATCCAAGCCAACAATCTATCGGTCAAACCATACAATAAAGGGGTCTAAATGGAAAATAGGAATCCAATCTTAGAACAAGAAAATTACGCAGAAGGTTATAATAAAAGCATAGAAGAACTAAAACATAATCCAGAAATTGTAGAATTCGATAAGCTCTGTTATGAGCTTTTTGAAGCTCAAGAAATGGGCAGGAAATTCATAGAGCATGTCACTAATCGTTTTTTATTAGCCGTTGGCGGGCAGCCAGGATCACCAACTTTTTCCCAGGAAGTAATGTGGTCTGAAGGTGTAAGATACGCATTCTTACTTTTACGAAACTCAGTGATACAGCATAAACAAAGAATCCAAGCGGGGTTAAATAAATGACAATGGAAGATCAAAGCACAACCCCTGAAACACCAACATGGTTTATTGATGAGGGAATTCCTGGCGCCGGTCCACGACCAGGATGGCTACCAGAAAAATACAAAACAGTAGCGGATATGGCGAAAAGTAATTCTGAGCTTGAAAGAAAGCTTGGGACCGCGCCAGATGAATATGACTTTAGTAAATCAAAGTATCTTGATCCCGATTATGCTCCTTTCGAGGAGTTAAAAAAGGTCGCTAAGGATAAGCGTGTACCGCAAGAGGTCATGGATAAGATGTTGGAATCCGTCGATAAATACATGGACGAATTCAGCATTGACCGCGAAGAGGAAATTAAGAAATTAGGGGATAATGCCAGTGAAAGAATCACAACGCTTGATAACTGGCTTAAAGCCAATTCATCAAAAGAGTCTTATGAAGCCATTGCTTCAAGTTTAAGAAATGCAGACGCCGTCAAAGCACTAGAAGAATTGAGAGGAAAATTCATGTCAAACACCCCGCAAGTTCCAACGGGCAATACTGGCGCCGTCGATGGCAAATCATCTTTGGAAGATATCAAGATGGAATTGTCTAACAACCTGCAAAAGTACAAAACTGATATTAACTATCAAAAAGACCTTCAACGTCGGTTAGAGATAGCTGCGAAAAATACACCCGCCGGCTACATTGACAAAGTGGGTGCATAAGCTGGTATAATTATCGTCAGTCCATATTTTAGCCTGACAACTATTTTATGGAAGGACAACTTTCCACCAAGACCCTTTAATGGACAATCTTTAAAGCGGCAAGCCCTAAGTAGAAATTAGTCAAAAGATTCTTATTGATTAAATTATTTAGGGGTAACGCTATGTCCACTTCCTTAACGGCAGTCCAACAGATAGAATTCGACGCTCTCGTAAAAGCCGAATACCAATCACTTGGTTTCTTGCTGCGAGACACAGTTCGCGTACGACGTGATGTAATTGGTTCCACTGTATCATTTAGAAAAGTAAATCAAATCCAAGCGGTACCTACTGGCTACTTACAAACAGTTGTCATTCAAGACCCTGGTTATAGCCAATACTCTGCTATCTTGCAGAAGTACACAGCTCCGACCGCAGTAGATAGCGTTCAAGAATTAACCGTCAATTTCGATGCTAAGATGGAAAATGCGATGTTAGTCGCAAATGCCCTTGGTCGTCGCTCAGATCAAATCATCATTAACTCTTTGGCAGTAAGTCCAGGCCAGACGGTTGTTGATGGCGGTACGAACATGACTTATTTCAAATACACGCAAGCCATTCAGTTCTTCGATAACAATGCTGTTCCTTTACCAGAACGATTTGCTGCTATGTCTGCAAGCAACTTCCAAAGTTTGCTGCAAGCTGACCAATTCGTATCCACTTTCTACACTCAAAATAGAGTGTTAGATAAAGGTTTTGTCAGAGACTATCTCGGCATCAACATGATTGTCATTCCTAACATGGCTGAAGGCGGGTTACCGTTTGCTTCTCCAAACATCAGAGAAACATTCTTCTGGCATAAGCAATCAACTGGTATGGGTATCGGTCATGATTTCCGGACTGAAATTAACTATTTGCCACGCGAAACTTCCTGGTTGGTAAATGGCATATTCTCGGCGGGCGCTATCACGATTGATAATCTCGGTATTATGCAAATCAATTGCGATGAATTAGTCGGCTAATGATTATTAATTAATTGGAGTAACTGAACATGGCTTTTACCTTAGCAAACTGGACGTGTATATCAGCGTCTTTAAATGAAGGTCAAGAAACTGTCACACCTTTTGGCGGTTCACCAACGGTTTTAAATGCACCAAACATCTTTATTTATGGCAGTCCAAACGATGCTGTTGCAACAATTACAGGCTCTGGTTACTTTAACGCTCAAGCTTACAGCTTAGCGGTTGGTGATTGGATTATCGGTAATGGTACTGATGCGGCATTCTTGGTCAATGTGTTGTCGATTACCGCAGGCGTCGTGGTGGTATCAAGCATTGGTTCTAGCATTGCACCGTTTGAAGTAACGGGTAACTTTTTAGTATCCCCATCTCAAACCGGTATCACTGCCCATGCTGGTGGTGGTCAAGCATCTGCTACCCCTCTAACCTACCAAGTCAATAATGTGACGACCGTAGCTACAGCGGGCGATAGCGTTGCGCTTCCTGCAAGTTTAGTAAGTGGTAGCAGTTTGAGCGTTACAGTCATTAATAGTAGCTCTAAAGTAATGCAAGTATTTGGAGCCGGTACTGATACGATCAATGGTGTTGCTACCGCGACGGGTGTTCCACAACAACCAAATAGCATAGTTGTCTATACCTCTGCTGTCTTGGGGGCATGGGATGCTTTAGGCTTACCATTTGGATTCTCCGGTGCTTATGAAACGGTATCGGCTGCAAGCGGCTTAACGGCTCATGCTGGTGGTACACAAGCGGCCGCTCTAGCTTTAACTTCTGCTATCAATAACGTCTCAACGGTTGCGACGGCTGGCGATTCAGTTCGTCTACCTGCTTCTGCTGCTGGTATGGAAATCTCTATCACGAATAGTGGTGTTGCTTCCATGCAAGTTTATGGTGCTGGTACTGACACTATTAACGGTGTTGCTACTGCAACGGGCGTTGCTCAATTACCTGGTCAAACGGTAGTTTACACTTGCGCTATCGCTGGTAACTGGCTAGCTAATGGAGTTGGTGCTTCTCTCAATCCAAATCCAATTTTATTCGCAAGCGTTCCAATTACTGCCGCTCAGTTTAACGGCATGTACGCAGCGCCCGTCTTGTTAGTTGCTGCTCCTGGCGCAAACAAGATGATCGTGGTTGAAACAATGGAACTGATCATGACATTTGTCAGTGCTGATTATGCTGCTGGTGGTGTGGTGGCTGCTCAATACGATAGTACAGCTCATGGTGCTGGTGTATTGGCTACTAACTCAGAAGCTGCTGCAGATTTCTTTGCAGCCGCGTCAACGGTATTCCAATTCATTGGAACATCGGGTAATACGGTTGGTGCATTACCATTCTCTACCTGCGCTAATAAAGGTTTATACCTTTCTAACCCAACTGCGGCGTTTACAACCGGTGATAGCACATGGGTAGTGAAGGTTTACTACCGTGTGATTAACCTCGTAGGCGCACTGTAATCATTGATGGATTAGCGGCGGAGCAATCCGCCGCATTCTCAGGAGAATGATTGAATGGCGTACTCTAAAACGTCAATACTATCTTTAGCTATCGGCTTGCTTGGACATGCGCCAATTCAAACTTTAGCAAATGCAGATGCAATGGTAACGGCTGCTGAGCAAGCATTCGATATTTTGCTTCCTGCAGTTTTAGCTACTGGTAACTGGCGATTCTCGATTCAGATTCAGCAACTAACACTTTCAACTGAAGTACCACCTCCTCAAACTAACTGGCAACAAATTTATCTTTTGCCGGCAGGATACTTAAAGAATATTAGAATAATCCCTCAAAACTACGTTTATGAGATTTATTCAAATAATCAGATATGGTGTAATTGGGGAACACAATCACCTATTTTTATGGAATATGCTTATCTGCCAGATCTTTCCACTTTACCCCCCTGGTTTATAGCTTATTTCATTTATGAGATTGCAACTTATCTTTGTTTAGCATCAGCTCAGAAACCAGATTATTTTTCAGCATTAGAACAAAAGAAGAATATTCAATGGGCTATTGCTGCGGCCGCTGATGCACAGAA